CGGGTGAGGGGTCTGCATCAGGCCACCCACCAGGCGAGAGAATTGGGCAAAAGCGCCCTGTAATTCACTCACCATCCTGAACGGGAACCCAGATAACATCTCGGCCCGTTCCTCATCCGTCTTAGACGGAAAGAGGTATTTCAGTGCTTCAATGCTATCAACACCTAATTCTTGCAAGTTGCGTACCACAATGGAATTGTTTAGTACGTCTTGCGTGGAGTCCTCGTAAACAGGTCCCGTCCATCTCCACAGCATAGTAATATCACCATCGGGAATGAGACCTGTCACACCGGGCGGTACTTGACGCGCATCAATACAAGCAGTTAGAGCAGCCTGAACTTGATCTTCAAAGGCGACAAGAGCTTGTTGATATGCATTCTTTTCTTCTTGCGAAGCAGATGCGGCAGGTTCAACTGGACGCTCAATGCCAAGAACCGAAGCCAATGACATTCGAAACAGCTGCTCTTCCTGGTAGATAATCAGCTCTAAACAACGACAAACGCCATAAGTATAAATAGCATTTGCTTTCTTTTTAGAAGTAGCTGATACTCGTCCAAAGAGAGACTTGTATTCAGTTGCGGTAACACCAGCGGAGATTGATAACTCATCCACACCGCCTAATGCAGTGCGAATTTCTTCGCGGTATTGACGTGCAAAATTATTTTGATCGCCGGTGATTGCATCTGGAACAATGTACCCAACACGGTCGTTTGGCTCCAGGTTTGCAATGACTCGTGGAACGCGGATCTGACCGTCAACACTGCGGCCAACAGGATCCGACTTAAAGGTTGAGCGACTCAGGGGACTGGCACCAGCGAAGCCAGAGTTTGCAGCAATAGAAGGACGTTGGACAATGGACTCACCACCAGCTTCAATCAAGTCCGTCTTGGGACGTGAGGAAAGAAGGGTTGGGTTCCCAAAGAACTGCACGTTCTTACGCATCGTGCGCACCAACTCATCGTGCGTAACGATATGGTTGGCTAATGCATCAAACTCACCAACTCCATCTTTAGAAAATCCTTTTGGATTGTTAAAGATTTCTACACAAGGAATAAAACCAAGGGAGTTCTTGAACGTTTTTGTTCGACCTGGCGACATACCGGATGGCATGTCAAAAGTCATCTCCGCATCGGAGTGGGTTTCTTCAATTTCGTTGGCCTTAATTGAGAGACGAATATATCTTTTTGCTCCAGGCTCACCTGTGACTGAGGTGCCTGTCATGTTGATGACATTAATGCCATCATGACCGCCACCTGGCTTCCGAACTTTGTAACTGTAGATGATTACAACTTCTTCTAGTTCACCGTCAATGTTGTAGTAGCTACGGTATTCGTGCTCTCGGAAATAGTAAATTCTGTAGTTTTGTTTTGTTGGACGGATATAAAAGATACCTTTGCCATCGCAAAGGAAATAATCCCAAATGGAATCAAGGCGTACGTCAATCTGGTTGTATTTAACTACACGATCAACAAAGTCTTTGCGTTGAGCCCCAAAGTTATCCTGCCCAGGAAAAAACTCGACACCCTGGCGGATGCCGAATAAACGCATCTGAGCCAGATGCGAAGCAACTACGCCCGTGTCAACAACCGTACCTGAATCTTTTTCAAGGTACGATTCAACGATTTCGTTGAGTCTGGCTTTCGCGTCTACGGCCATTAACTATCAGCCTTTTTACTTAACTCAATCTTAGCAGCTTTCTTGTGCTGTTTCCGATGTAAAAGCCAACGATCAAAATACGCAAGCTCCGCAGGAGTAAATAACTCCGGATGCTTAAGTGCTTCTTTCGCTAGCTTTTTCTTTTTCATCTCAAGAGATGTATTTACCAATGAACCCGGCGGGTGGTGTGCCTTGAGTAAACATCTGAGGTTGATAAGAAGGTTGCGTCGGAGGGAAGGCGCGATCACGGAAGCTATCCAGCATCATTTCTTGCTGCATTGCATCGTTAACGGCATCAGGGACGATGGGCATATTTGAATAATCGCCATCACGTGGACCCATGTTTGTTGTATCCCCGTACATGGGATAGCTTTGAGCCATCATGCCACCCACGTTACCAACGCCTGCGAAAGGAAGCTGGGGGCCAGTGCGCTGTAAAAAGATTTCTTTTTCGCTTGGATTATCTGTACGTACACCTTTGTTGTAAATTTTTTGTTGACGTGCATCACGCTTGAAAGCGCCTGGGTCAATTGCACTACCAGTGCCGCCCATGAAATTACCGCCTGCCAAAAAGTTGCCTGGTGCTCCAGGGACATTGGCTTCTCCGTAATACAGCATGTCAAATACTCCGATGTTTTTATTCTACTCTTCTAAAACTTCGTAGCCGGCGGGGTCGTGAACTTTGGTAATCGCGATACCTTCGCCTCTGACATCCCAATTGAGAATATCTCCTTCTTGCCACCCAAGGTCTTCGATTACTTCCTCAGGGAGAGTGATGAACTGATCTCCGTTTTCGTCCTCTTGGACCTCAAGGATGTAGCTCATTTTGACAAAATCTTTTCCATTAGCTTATCAAGTTTATTATTGATTTCACGGAAGTTGTTATGCATCTCCTGGATCTCCCTTAGGAAGTCAACCTTAAGAACGTATTCCATAGGCATACGGTTAATTTGATCTTCCAAGATGTCAATCCGTCTCTTCTGTGATCCAGTATAGTCAAAGGATTGCTGAATCCGTTCGCGTTGACGATCCAGTAATCGGTTCGCGGCCCAGCTGCCACCAGTGATAGCAGAAATAATCGCTGTCAAACCAATTGCGAGATATTCCGGACCCACGTTTATAAAAAGTATTTTCTTTAATTCTAAGTTTAGTAATCAAGTTGAAGTTGTCCTTTTCTTGACAAACCCGTCACAAGCCAGACCAAGGCGTCGACGCAGTCGTCGTGACTACTGACACCAAAGTTAGTCAGCTCTTCGAACATAGTTGTGAAGTTACGGTAACGATTGAAGATGATCTTGCGGTCTTCAAACATACCCATGATGCCACGGAATCGTGCAAGCTTGTCAGCACGGAAACCTTTCACCGGATGCCAGATTAAGTTGTAAAGACTTTCTTCGTTCAGGCAAACACGTTTAAAGTCTGCTTCCAAGGAAGCCTGGTAACTAACGGCTTCACTCCAGATGTCGCACGTGGAATAAGTCGGGAAGTAATTATCGTTTGCATCCTTGCCAAGAACGGACCAGTCATTAAGAAGTTCTTTGAGTGCATCAAGCTTCTCCAAGTTACCCATGACTCGCAAGCGCCGATAATCAATGATGTGAATGCGGTCGCCAATACGACCGCCAAGAATCATGACGGTGTAATCGTTCTTTTCTTTAGTGCCAGCGGACAAGTCAACCCCAACACCAAGCGTGTCAAACTCCGTAGCGATTTCTGCTTTGACGATCAGCTCAGGCGCAAGCGACAACTCGTTTTGCCTGATGATCTGATTCATGTACTGGAATGAAAAAGCAATTGGAGCTTGCCGTTTCTTTTCCTTTAGATAATCCAATGACCACATGTCGGGCCAGTAGGAAAGTTCGTCGCCCGTCTTAGGGTCTGTTGAGATAGCCGAGAGAACAATCTGAGTCCAGTTGTTTTGTTCGTTAAATGTGGTGGCGTGAATGTCATCATGCCTGAAACGCGTACCAAGGCAAATTGCCCTGCCACCTTCAAACATGGTGGGAGCAATCACTGCGTTCCAGTTGTCCTGCATCATTTTCCTGATGTCAGGGTTGGAAATATCTGCAGCTGATTTGATGGCGTCATCAATCATCACAAGATGAGAACGCTTGGAGGTCACCGAGCCTTTAAGGCCTGCGGCGCAGAGCGTAAATTGTTCGTCACCTGTAACATCAATGCCGGCAAACTTATGGTCGATTGACCAGTACTCGTTGCTGGTGACGTTCTTGAGTAGGCGCACCTCTGGGAAAACTTCTTGGTAGCGCTTACTTTCAATAATTCGTTTGATTGTTGCGGACTTAGAACGTGCAATATCAACCGTATAAGAAAGATAAAGAATCTGCAAAGGCTTCTTGGCTTGCGTATGGATGCCAATGGCCCATGCCGTAAGCAACCCCAAGACTGTGCTCTTTGCCGAGCCACGGGGTGCAAGCAAATCTACGTTTGGCCCAGCAATACGCAGAAGGCAGCTACTGTCTTCTTCTGTTACAAAATGCCGATGCCAATCCTTATGATGCTGAGCCGGAGGTTTATCTGCAACGTATTCACAAAAGTAACCAAAATCTGACCGAGCTTGTTTAAGAGACTCAAGGTTTTTATTTGGTTTAACTGCGTAATTTTTGGAAGCCGCCCTTGCGTTTCTTCTATAGGCTAAATGAAGATAAGAAGGCACGGCTAGCTTTCAATGTTATTGAATACTAGCTTACTCTTCGGTTTGCTTACGTTTTTTGTTTTGGTACTGACGGGCTTTATCAAGAGCAGCTTTACGTTTTTCTTTATCGTTCATTTCAGAACCGTCTTCTTTTTTGGCCTCTTTTTTCTTAAAGTGCTCAAGAAGCTGAGGAGGCATTTTACCTTTAGCCATGCTTAATCTTTTTCTTTTATTTTAATAGGAGTTTATTCTTCTAGTTGCATGCGAGCCCACACACTCATGGTTGCTTCATGCAAAGGTCCTTCGATTGGATCGTCTTTAAAAATAAACATGATTTCACGAATGGCACGATCAGCTCCAGCCATTAGTAAACCTTTGCGATCCTTAGAAGAAGTATATTGCTCAACCTGGTGAATGGTTCCACGGAGTTCTTTTTCCATGGAAGCAATACGGGCAACGCCTGCATCACGTTTAACGGCCATATTTTCAATGTCGTCTCGTAATTTGCGGATGTCCTCTCGCATTTCTTCAATTTCCATCAAGAGCATCTTGCGATGATCCGGTTTTGGGTAATGGCTTTTAATCCAAGCTTCGCAAGAAACAATGTTTCCTACGTACCCCAAAAAACGTGAATAAAGAAATGACTCAATAAAAGAATAATTATCTGCTACAAAAGCATGGAAAGACTCTTGGACAGAGTCTTCCTGCTCTAACAACCAATCTTTAAAAGCATTTTGATCGGCGTGAATAGGAACAACCGATTGCTTAGTATGCGTAAGCTTGCCTTGCCGAACGCTCATTCCACTGCTTCTGACGATACTGAGAAGATTCTAGTTCACCAAGGAGACTTCTGAATCGTTCTGGATCAAATTCGTCGGCTGCAATAGTAGATTGCCCTAACAAATAATCATTCAGGCTTTGATCAAAACCACCTGTTTGTTGCTCTGAAGTAGATGCTGTTTGTTGTGCAGACGGCGAAGATTCCTGTTGTGATTGCAAAGAATCAAAATAACTTTTGAGATCGCTTGTTAAATCTGTACCAAAAGCACTGAGGCGTGTTTCTAAATCATCCGCCGTTAAATCTGTTTTATTAGTGGTGTCGTCGGTTTTATTGGTAGTGTCGTCGTTTTTATTGGTTGTATCATCACCGGACGTTACGGTAGTCCTTAAGTTCCTAAGCGTTTCTTTTTTCTTCTGTTGTAAATTTTCTACGCGTTTATCTTTGCCAAGATCTTTGAGTTTGCCTAAAACGTCCTTATATTTTTGTGGATCAGCAAGCCCAGCGCTTGTTGCGCCAGAAATTAACGTTTTGGCTTTTTGAGTTAATTGATCAATACGCTGTTCTTGTTTTTGTTCTTGTTTCTTTGGTTCTGGAGCAGTGGGCTTAGGTGTTTCACGCGCTTGCGGCGCAGAGGGCGCAGACGGCTTTGACTGGGAGCCGCCGCCACCAGAAGATTGGCCGCCGCCTCCGCCACCACTTTTGTTTCCGCCGCCACCTCCGCCACCTCCAGAAGGTGCAGACGCCTTAGATCCACCGCCGCCTCCTCCTCCAGAGGATTGGCCGCCACCGCCGCCGCCACCGCCTTTGTTTCCGCCGCCGCCTTTATTTGCCGCCATAACTACTCCTCAAGGATAGGTAAAGGTTTTGTCTGAACCTCTTGTTCTTGTTTAGATTTTTTCAAGTCGTCCAGTAAACCTTGAAAAGCTTTCACATCAAACGGTACGTTTAATGGGGAAGTTGGTTTAACAAAAGGAGACCTAAAATCCATTGTTATTACTGAGTTAATTATATCAGCGTTTACCGGAAGGCATACGGGATTAAGTTGTAAAGGCTAGTAGCTTGACCAACTTTTTGCCCTCTTAAATTTGTTAAAGCAGATAGTTTTTGTTGGCGTTCAGAAGACTTAGCCTGGATCTTATAGGGATCAACAGAAGTAGCGTACAACATTTCGGCTACGGTTGAACCAGGGAAATCATCAGGGTTTAAGCCAGCAAATGGCCCTTTAGTTTCTCCCGAAGCAACAGTAGAAACAGTAGGAACCGTGGTATCTGTATTAATGTCAATTCGCTCATTGGCGTTCCAAGTGCCTTTGCTGGGGTCTAAAGAATAGTTTCCTTGCCCCATAAATTTACCAATTTGATCACCTAGCTCAGATTGAGCAAAGTTTTTAGCAATATATTCACGGATATCTCCGGCACTATAACCGGCTTCAATTGCTTTATTTAAATCTTTTTTAGAAAGAGGATCATACTTGGTATATTTTGCACCTTCTTGTTTAAAACCTTGTTTTTCAAAAATATCTTTTGCCTTGCCACCGAAACGGTCGATTTTAAAATTACGGGAAACAGTAGCAAGAAAATCTTCAAAATCTTGGCCTGATTTTTTTGCACCCCGTTGAAGCTCGGCTCGGGTAATTGTTTTACCTTTGCCTTTATCCCCTTTAAGTGTTAAAGCTTTAGCAAGTGCTTCCTTTTGTTTGCCGGAAAGCTCTTGGCCTGAACGGCGAGAAGCTGTTAAAAGATCTTGTAAAGCGTCGTTTGCCATCTTTAAATCCTCTTAATTAACAGTATAAAACAAAGAAATTAAGAGTACTGAACTGTAGTGGGTGGTTTAAAGCGATAGGTACCGGTAAAAGTACCTTCTGGTGTTTGGTACCCAACTCCATACTTGCCTTCGTAAGGAAGGTTTGCGGCAAATGCTAAGGGATTTTTACGGATGTATTCCGGAGAAGACATCATTTTTGCCCCCAGGAAATTTGCAAATTCTTCTGGGCTTGTTTTACCAAGTGCACGGGCGGCTTCCTCTGTTGACTGAACATCTTGTTCAGATAAAGAAAGACCTAGCTGACGTGCTGCAAATTCTTGAAAAGGGCGGTAACGTGCTACAGACTCTTTAGGTGCAAGCCCTGCAGGCATCGTAGAAAGATCCCTGGCAACCTTAAAAGAGCCTGGAACGTCATACGCCATGCCGAAATCGGCAAAGAGGTCTGAGGCTTCTTCTGGACTGCGATAACCACGTCGCACTTGGGACGCTAAAAAGTCAGCATATTCTGGTGCGTCTTTACCAATAGCAGTATCGTATCCTTTGACATCCTTGATTGCGCCAAGTCCTGTTGAACGCAACGAGCGAATCAAACGATTAAAACCAGCGTTAGAACTGCTTTTTTTTGGATCTGTTTCAACAGATGGGTTAAGAATACTCGAAAGAGTAGGCTTACCAGCTTTTGTGATGCCAAGGGCCTCTTCAATATTACCAAGTCGAGAAGAAACGTCATCTTCTTTCTGGTTTATATAACCAAAGTAGTTTGACGCAGGCATATTAAAACCCTCTTTTGTTTTATTTTACGTTATACAAATAGATTGGTTGCAGGCATGAAGCCGGGCATTGCATCTTTGAGTCTGTCTTCGTATCGTTGAGCAGAACGCAATGCAATCATGGATGGATTATTCGCTTCGATATTTGCACGTTGAGCAATATCTCTTGCCGTGTTAATACGATTTAAGGAGGCGCCAGCGCCGCCTTCATAACGAGAAGTAAGAAAATCTAGACCAAAACCACCAATCTTACCGGCAAGCTGTGCAGTGGCTGCAGTTTTAGCTGCTTTTTCGCTTGCTTTGGCAGCAATATCAGCAGCTTCTCGAGCGGCATCGGCTTGCTCTTCAGCTGCACTTTTTTGTTGGAAGCCTCCAAAGATAGAAGCCCCTGTAGAAAGAAGACTGAGCCCAATTGAAAAAGGATCCATGCCAGTAGGTTTAGCTGTACTTGCTGCACTCGTAGAGGCTGGTGCCGCCAAAGGAAACGCTTGATTAACAGGCGTAATTGGTGCCGTGGTAGCGTATTGTTGCCAGCCAGATGATAAAGCCATCTTTTAATTATAAAGCGACGTTAGCTAAACCCACGTCCACGAGGAATAGATACTTCGGGGAAGGCGCCCCAGGAACTACGAATGAGTTCAGGGATTTGCGCACGGATACGAAGATCCGGTGCATTCAAGGCCATCTGCGCAAGATTGGCGCTGGTTTGCGTAATGGTGCGTGGAATATCCGCCATCAACTGATATTGGAAAGCACGTTTATCACGCTCTGCTTGGATCTGTGCGGCACGCTCTGCTTCTTTACCGCGCTCTTCTGTCATCACCTGAAGAAGCTCACGGAAACGAGTAGGATCGTTATAAACGTCTTCTCGTTTGCGATTGAGAAGCATGGCTCCCGCAAGACTAGGATCCATCTTTTTTAACAAGTCTTGTTCCCAGGGTTCCCAGGCTTGAGCTGCCGGAGTCATGGGGGATCCCATGGAAGAAGCAACTACGGAACCAAAGAGAGAAGGGTCAGCCATGGGTTATTCCTCAGCCAATTGAAATGCTAGGAGCAGCTAAAGCAACCGTATAAGGATTAGTTGCTAAATATTGACGCATCGTGGCGCCGCGTTCACGCTGAGCACCCAATGCAAGATTTGCTTGTGCTCCAAGGGTCATCTGTTGGAGATAAGCATTGTTTTGAGTATTAATCAGTGCTTGAGAACGTGTCAGTTGATCGTTTGCAAGCTTCGTGGTAATTGGAAGCATTGCCTTCTGCATATCAACTTCTTGTTGATTCTGGAACTGAGTAAGATCCTTGAGGTTAGAAGTAGTCATACCCATCATCGTGCCGTAGTACTCAAGCTGACGCTTTTGATTACGGTTATTAAAATCTTCTTGGGCGGCAGCATCATTAAGGTTGATGCGTCCCAAGGGAGTTTCAATGTAACGAGGAGGTTGGCTGACCTCGGTCCCTGTTTTACCCGTAGGTGGTTTACCCGTGTAAGCAGAGACCGCTGCTTCTGCTGCACCGCCACCAAGCATGCCGCCTAACGCAGAACCGGCTAGACCACCGATGACAGTGCCAACGCCTGGAAGAAGTGCAGAGCCTAATGCAGCACCAGCGGCGCCACCAGCAGCAGAGCCCACGAGCCCACCAGCAGCTTCTGCAGGGCGTCCTTCCATCAGCGATGGGATTGCCATCAGTGCACCACCGGCCAGGCCACCCCTGAGTCCAGCACGCATCGGTTTGTTTTTAATATATTCACCTGTTTGCGCCGCTTTTTGCTTAACGTTTTCTAACGTTGATCCAGCACTTCCTTGAAGTTGTTGCACAAAATCTTGAAGACCTTGTTGTGCTTGAGCACGACGGCCTTGGGGTTGCTGGGCTCCACCAACTTCCATTACTTCCCCTGAAACGGGGTCGCCCATATAAGTTTTACCGGTGGCTGGATCCGTAAAAATGCGAGCCATCTATTTGATTATTTCTTATATTTTAAATTTTACCAGTAGTCACACCATACTCAGCAGTTGTCGGTAACTGATTGCGAGCATTGGTTGCAAGTAATTCGTTGACCACATTACCGGTAGCAACACCGCCAAGAGAGCCAAGAAGACCGCCAACGGCGCCACGGATAGCCCGTTGTTTAGGAGTGCCACCACCTGAAGCAGCAATCTTGGCACCTGCTGTGCCACCAGCAAAGCCTGTAACCATTGGAACGCTAACGGGGAATCCCAACATCCGAAGCTCGGGATGACCCTGGAGATTCTCCATCGTTCCTTTGACAATACCTAAACCAAGCAAACCTTTATCGTTGTAAAGGAAGTTAAGGTAATTTGAGTAACGCTCAGGTGTTAAAGAAGGAATTTCTTCTTTTGCTGTTGCGTACTTGAGAGGGTCGCCAGTACGTCCCAGGAAGAAACGTTCAAATAACTCCTGTGTTGGCTGTGCTGTTGCACGACGATCTTCTGCACCCTTAGGGGAATAAGTCTGAGCGTAACCCTCAGGACGGAACTGTTCTTCAGGATTTGTGATGTCGTAAGTACCAGCAGCTGCAACAGCCGGTATTGCAATCGCTAGACCTGCTGCAGCACGGCCTGTGGGTGTATCGATTTCCTGCACACCAACTTCAGCAACACGTTGTGCAATTGCTAAGGGATGGTTCCAACGCCACCAATAGGTACGTGTACCGTCATTGCCGACATCAATCAGCATGCGGGACGTATAAGCACCTAAAAACTGGCTTGGTGTTTCCCGTGCGGAAATACCTTTTGCTTTAATTGCTTCTTTGAAACGCGGGTCTAAAACACTCTGTCCGTATCCAAGGCCCTCTCGGACCATACGAATTTGTGCGATATCTGCTTTCTTGAAGCCACGTTTATATTGTTTAACAATGTCTAAGGGATTCATTAGACAATACCTCCAGCAGCACGCAAGGCTTCAATATATTCAGGGGGATAAGCTCCGAGGACTTTATCCATGTTCTGGCGATACTGATCCAGGAAAGTTTGTTCAATCCCTTGTGCTTGGAACTGAGTACCAGGTGCAACGGCTTGGGGCGCTTCTAAGTTATTAACTGCTTGGCGTTGCATCATTTGTTGCATGATCTGCTGCTCCTGTGACACCTGCGTTGGCTCAACAGAAGGAGGCATTAAAAACTTTCCAGCAATTGCTTCTGTAGCAAGAGGAGAAAGTAAAGAGCCACCAATATTTGCTGCAGTTTCCAGGCCAGAGGGAACCATCTCTTGCTCAAACTTACCTGGAGCAACTTCTACACGTCTGGTCTTGGGAGGACGAATCTTGCGTGCTGCAGCAGTTAAAGGAAGAGCCACTGCCAAATCACCAAGGCCATATGCAAGGCCAACACCGGGACCACCGGCCATCATGCCAAAACCTGCCGAAAGCGCACTACCTGTTGCAACGTTACCAACAAGGTCTTTATTCCTTTTTAAATAACCCAGCAGGCGCCCAGAAAGGTTCATATTATCTACCAGTATGTTTTTATTTTAGGTTGATTAACCTACGTTGATAGAACCCTGTGGATTTTCTGAAATTACATCCGGAAGTTTTGGAATGTTTGTAGTGAAACCTTCTTCCGCCATTGCCAGTAAATAACCATTTGGATCTAGGTTGTTTGCCCTGGGAAATGGATTTTCAGTTTTTTCTTCTGGTGAAATAACAGGACTATAGGTATAGACTTCTTTCCATAAAGGATTGAAGTCTGGTTGTTGCTCTGGAAACATTTCAGTAAGTGGGCGCCCTATTGTGAAGTCATAATCTGTTTCAGGATTAAAACGCCCAAGGTTTGTAAACATGACATAAGAGTCAGGTTTAGGTTCTTCTGAAACAAAATTAAGTTTTTTATTTCGTGTTGTACGTTGATTAGCAACGCGATTAGTCAAATCTTCTTGAGTAAAGCGAGATGGAATCCACGGAGTTTTAGCCGAAGATGCCGGTAAATCGTAATTGTCTTTGAAGTTTGTTTTATGTTCTTTTTCACCACCAAATTTTATGTAGTCATTTGGTGAGGTCCTAGGCTGCTCTAATTTCATTTAGCTTTTTTCTTCTTATGTAAGCCTACAAGAGTTTTACGTAAGTTAGCTTGCTTAACTGTTTTGGGATCATACTTGTCCGGAGCACCCAATACGTTCTCTTGAAGCTGGGCGGGTGTGATGCCACGGGACTTGGCTTTAGCCGTAAAAGCGCCTTCCTTAATGTCGGCACCTTGGATCCATTTTTTATCTTTTTTTTGCTCAGCCATGATCAAATTAAACGGGGTTGAATAACAACTTCAGAAGTTAAAGGTGTTGATCTTCCTCTTTGTAGTCTACTCATATAAGCTTCAAGCTGATTTGCAGCAAGGTCAGCAGGAGACTGTACTTGTCTTGCGGAATATCCAGTAACACCTTTTAAACCTAACTGTTGAGGAGGAAGTGTGCCAGGATCAGGGGTTAGGCGAGGAACAAAAGTAATTTCTTCAGCTTGAGCTGGCTCAGCCATTTGCCTACGAAGAAGGGTTATTTCATCTGGTAAGACACCGCCACGTGGATTTCTTGCTGCTTGCTGTTTAGCAGCTCGAATTGTTGCTTGCGACATGTTAATGGAAGAAAGTTTTTGTTCAGGAGTAGAAGTAATTGTTGTTTTAAATCCAGGATAACTACCGTGGCGCAAGGTCATTTTGGTTTCTTCGCGTTGCAATGCAGTCGGACGAAGCTCGGGATCTGCAATCGGGAAGTTGCGTGGTTCAACTCCATAGATGCCGATGCTAGAACCCGTTTGAGCTTCTGGATCGTACGCAGAAAAATAACGGCCGCCACCAGTTTTTTGTTCGTCTAACTGAACAGAGGGACGACCACTACGAATCTCAAGAGTTTCTGCAATAGGTTCACCGGTGACTGGATCTACTTCAAAGAAAGGACGCACTCCTTCTTGACGTGGAATCATATTGTATTTAGATCCAAGGGATTCCAAAGATTCCATTTGCCCTCGCACATAGTTGCGTTCTGCTAGTGCGTCACCAAGATCAACATTGATAGATTCTGGATTTAGGCTTTGACGTTCAAACAGCATTTTATTGAGCATGCGGGTGTAATATCCGCCCTGATCAGGTTCGTCCGCAGCAGCAAAACGAAGTTGTGGCTCCAACTGATCAATTTCATTAAGACGATTAATAATTGCTTGTTTTTGTTCGCCAAGTGCAGAAATTTTATTTGTTAAGGCAATATCTTTTTCAAACAAGTCGTCAACAAACTCACCTCGCCCTGTGGGTTTGAAGAACATACTGGTTGGGATTTGTTCTTTTTCTCTGAGTTCTGTTTGAACACGTGGTATTACAGTCAGCGGGGAAGACGGTGCTTCGGACAAACGTGATAAGACGGATGGGTCACCAGTGGATGCATACAGCTCCATGGCTTCCGCGATAGCTGGGTCTTGACCCATGGCACGTTCCCGCCGATAGCGGCCCGGCATCGTGGCACCTAATTCTTCAAAACGCGATTGAAGAAACTCTTGGGCTTTTTCCCGTGGACTAACTGCAGCCGCCGAAAGAAGAGGCGTTGCTTGCTGCTCATTAACTAACGTTGGTGGAACAGTGGATTGGCCCCAGGGGTCTGCAATATTCAGTTGTTTAATAAAACGACCTGTAGTTTGATCTTCACCAGATTCAACTGCGTTAATAAATTGATTACGCGTATTAAGAATTTCTTGATCTTGAAGATCCGTTAAATTAGCTTGGATGTTCTGACTAAATTCTTTGAATGTTCCAGGGGTGCGTCCTTCGGGAAGATCGGTGCGTTGGCCTGTTAACGCCGGACGTAAAGACACATAAGTTTCAGCAAACCTTTCGGGGCTGCGGCCACGAGCAAAAATTTCTCCAGTGCGTGGGTCGGTAATTAAAGTTTGCGTTTCTAAAGCTTCTGGATCGGCTGCGCGAGAAATACGGTCGTAAATATCGCCTTGTGGGCGATACACCTTAGGTAACTCTGATTCAGGTTTTTGGGCAACAGCTGCGTAAACAGCTTGTCGCGTTGGGGGAGCTTTAGATGGAGCTGGTTCTGAAGTTGCTGCTGCACGGCGAACAGCTTGAATGTCCGCAAGATTGGCTTTAGTCACTCCAGCGGTTGCAGAGCGGGCTGGACCTTTAGGAATCTGTTGACCGCGACGCATTAAGGCCCTGGCACCAAACCCCAAACCAGCTAATGCACCTACTGCAGCAGCGGCAGCACCCAACGCACCGAGGGGATTTGACTCTTCGACTGGTGGTTTGAGTTGATTACGGCGAAATTCCAAAACTTCAGGCGCTATTTTTACCCGTTCTTCTGGAGATTCAGGGATTGGCACCCCTGTTGCACGGCTATAGGCGTAGAAATCTGCAGGGGAGAGCGCCATAACCTTTTAAAACGTATTTTTTATCTTTTGTTGAGTACATTCTAACTTTGGGTAATTAAAAAACGTAAGCATCTTGTAAACTAAAGAGTATGAGCCGTGGTTAGCGGGATTTATTTTTAAAATGGACCAGGAAAGCAGAGAAAGACGCGAAAATATTCGTCAAACAATTGACGAACGTGCCAATCAACTTCGTGAAAGTGGTATTCACCCTTTTGAAGTACAGAAGGCTAGGTCTGCTGCTAACCAGGAACTAGCCGTTGCGGTTCCCGATGTTGAAAAATATCAACAAGCCGTAAATTTGGCAACGCAATTTCAACAGAAAGGCGCAATCTAAATCAAAAAATTAAAATAAGGTTAAATAATTCATAAACGCCGGGGTAAGACCCGGCTTTTTTGTTGAAGTTTTTGGGCTAAGTAGGGAAATAACATACAAAATAGCAATTTAGGTATAAATTACTACAAAAGGAAGGCTCCTATAGGGCTCAAATAGGGTACAAAATTACCTGACGCTTCTCCCAACCGCCAACCGCGAGGGGATGCGTAGGGAAAAAAAGAACCTGACCTCGTTATTGAGAACGATTCTCAAGAAGCGAGTCGATTTTAGGTCTAAATACCTACCAAGCCGAGCAATTGTTACGATTTCCTAACATTTGGCGACTAGTTGGGGAAGAGCCCCGCGCTTCGCGAAATAAGACAGTGAGCTACGCCAGAGTTCACTCAGAGTTTACATCAATACATCCAGGGATAACGGGGGCTGCGCATCCGTAACACGCAGATGTTCCATTGCATTTACTTGGTTCCATGATTGAGTACTGGTTGGTTACAGCCGAAGAAGGTGACTACGTTCACAAGCGTGCATGCTCCACCCACGAGAAGGCTTGTCAACAAGCCTGGCGTTGGGAAGATGATTGTCTTGACAACATCCGTATGGAGTTTATGTCTTATCCAGCTTCGCAGGATGACGTTCCGTTCTGAGTACCAGGCGTGATGCTGGGGGGTCGAACCCCCCACTCAGCATTGCCCCCAGCGGAGATGGGCACCGCACCATGGAGAGATCTGTGATCGACCTGACAACTGGTTGGGTACAACACCCTGGTGTAACAGGTGGTTTCCACCTGGTCTACATCGACAATCTCGTTGGTGAGATATCCATTGTCACTGGACCGAAAGGTTCAGGACTAATGGGTCACAACGATCCAGGTGTAGAGACCACATACGAAGTGTGGTTTCCAGGTATGTGTAACCCAACAGGTTACCTAACACTTGCCGAAGTGCAAGGCATTATTAAATTCATGCGTCAGCGTGAAGAAGAGCGCCTTGCTTGGCAAGAAGAAGAAGACTGATCCGTACAAGCGGGTGACCAGGTGCAAACCCTGGTCCAGTTATTGCCCCCAGCGGAGATGGGCACCGCACACAACAGGAGTTTCCTGTGGCTAACGTCGTTGGCACTTTGCACACTCTTCAGTTCACATCTGAGGAGTTGCATCTGCTAGTCAAAGCCGTGGAAGACCAGTATCTTTCTGCTGCAGAAGATCACGGTCTTTCTGTCGACTTAGGTGTGGTTGCCCTAAGAGATGCTTTGCAAAAACCAATTCAAGCTGACTGCCAAGTCAAGTGGCTTGAGAGAAAGGTTGAATACAAGAAGCACGAGGTTGCAACGCTTGAGAAAGCTATTGCAAAACTACGCGCTGTGAGCTGATCCGTCAAAGCGGGTCCCAGGGTGCAAACCCCTGGGCAGTTATTGCCACCCACCGAGGGTGGCCTACTCAGTTACATGTTACGCAAGAAGTTATCGCAAGCATTGGCCGTCGCAGCGGTCAAGCTTGCTCAAGACCAAACTCCTGAACGCGTCAAAGCGCAGCTCAACGTGCGTAAGAAAGCATTGATCTATGAGATCGATGGTTACCGCACTGCTCTGTCCAACTTCATCTCACCGAACCATGACTAAGAACTACATGTTTGATGCAACACTTGCCCTTGTGCTTGGCACAGGGGTTGGCATGTTTTTGTCAGTGCTTGGCCAGAAGGCCATCAACCAGCACTACAAAGCAACGTGCAACTCCCGTCCAAATCACAATCTCATCTACACCCAAGGATTCCTTGGTGATACGTACTACTGCATACACAATGCAGAGATCAAGGGCAATTGACGTTTGCACTTTCCCATCCGCAAGGATGGGTTACTGCAGACCTCATCGTCTGCTATTCAACTCAACTCAGTTCACGTCATGTTCTCTAACACCATTGTTGGCAACATCTCGTACATGGAGAAAGCCGTCCATGAGGGTCGTGAGTTCCTCGCGATCACCATGGTCGTTAACGATATGTACGAAGGTGTTTGCCGCATTAAGTTCAATAACGCCAATGGTTTGATGACTGCCTATAACAACGGCACACTCGTCGTTGGTCAGCAGCTCATCCTTACTCAATACGATGTCAGACTTAGCAGCATCCGTACGCACTACATGAGTGATGGCGATCTTGTGGCACTGAAGTACCCCGAGATGGCACTCACTCGCGTCCGTGCGATCATTGGATCTGCCCCTCGTCCTAAGGTACAGCCTGCGGTCACAGCACCAAAGGCTGAAGCAACCTTGGAAGAGATTCCCTTCTGACATCAGACTCCTGCCCTTAACCCTTCCGTTTGATACGCTCTTGACAGAAGCTTGGTTCCCAACGAAGAATCAAGCTTCTTTCTAAGTCGTAAGCATCCCATCCAGTCATCCAGGAAATCTTAGTGGTTGTGCAATCAACACTGCCACGTTGAAAACCTGGATGATGTGAAGGATTGCGTAAACGATTCCACAGTATTTTGCTGCGTCCAATGTACAAAATCTTGTCATTGGAATCAATCAATGCATAGCATCCGGGCTTGGCTGGTATTGTCTTGGCATCTTGCCAGCATACCCACTGCCAGTTTCTTGGATCTATTTCCATTGACACAGTTTAATACGTTCGCGTATCGACGGTGGGTTTACTGCAGGACTCCACATCCTGCTCAACATTCACCCAACATCTCAACTCACATGCAACGCATCTACTCCATGGGTAAGAACAAGTTCATCACCCTTGATTCTTACCATGCCTCACGCGAGAATCTTGCTAGCAAGGTGCTCCAAGTTGTATTCGTCATCATCATTGCATCCGTCACTGGATCTGCAATGGTCGGTGTTGATCTCATCCAACTCCCTTCAACGAATAACAATGCACGGACTCGCTGAACACACCCAAGTTCTGGAAGCACGCATCAATTGTTTGATCGATAAGCTTCTGGAACACTACAACAAACAGTACGGAGACTATGCCATCGAATTTGAAATAGTTCGGGGCACGAAGTACTACAAGATCATTCAACGTAATGTCACACGCAATGCGCTTGGCAATTACGAAAGCAGTGTCCATGCCTTTATCCATCGGCAATCAGGTGCCGTCTACAAACCAGCCACATGGAAGGCGCCAGCCAAACATGTGCGGTACAACTTGCTAGACGATGTCTCGTATGAGACCTGCCTCCTGAAAGCCGATTGGGCTGGCACTTACTTGTACATGAGGTAACGACGCACTACCACTGGTGTCTTCACTGCCTGAACCACTACGGCTGGTACTTGCATCCCTGTTTGTACCAGCTATTCTCCATCTGCATCCACTGCACTCAAAGCAACACGATCCATGGAAGCGCTCAGCCAGCTCGACGTTCACAACCCTGATCACATCTCTGTTATCACACGAGATGGTAAGGTCACAATCTCCGTCATTAAAGACGGAACATCAGTGACCCTTGGGTTTCCAGTCAAGACAAGTGTCTTTGACCTAACCCCTCGGACCCCCCTGCAACAGCCAGCACCAAAGATAATGGCTGTTAAGGAGATCCAAGGAAAAGTTAAGGTCGAAGCTAAGACTCAACCGAAGGTTAGTCCTCCGGGTAACTGCAAGCTAACCAAGGAGAAAGTCCGTGACATCAAATGGATGTTATCCGATGACGGTGTGATGAAAGCTTTCAGCTCCAAGCAACAAGCTTACGAAGCAATTGCAAGTAAGTTTGGCGTCAGTCATCACACCATCTCCAACATCCACAAAGGCCTGGCCTGGAGAGGCGTAAAGATCTAATCACCGCCGTTGGTACTTTTGTACTACGACTGGACCTGAGTAAGTCCTTAAACTGCTCAGCTTTTTACCTACAGCTCACCATGAATCAACTCGATCCCAACTTCAACGCAGACTTGCTTGATGCCATGGCTGACATGGCGTATCAGCAAGAACAAGCACTGCGTGAAGAATATGAACTCAACCCACCTGAACTAGAAACCTACGATGACCAAACATGAACATGAAGATGACATCATCATTGTCATCATCACAATCATTTCAATTCTGATCACCACACTACTGGAGGCACTCCAATGTCTTACATCTCAGAACTCAAGAAGTTCTATCCCAAGTCCTACAAATTGCGCTACGCAATCCAAGCCTACAAAGTCCACAAGGACTTCGAACACGAAGACCCAACGGTCATCACCATCCACGAAACGACGCTCTGCTACGGCGGTCCAGAGGAAGGAGGATGGTGGTACCATGCAGGACTCCCAGTCCTCAGCCACTGCATCTTCTCCAAGAAGCAAGCGATCAAAACCTACGTCGAGTACTTCGAAGAATACGAGATCGAAGGTCAGCCCTCTCTTGGAGATACAACGACTCGATCCAACATCGAACTCAGCTTTGCCAACGCACTAGCCAAGGCATACCCTGAGTCACGTCCGTACTATTGCTAAGTCATGTCCATTGCAACACTGCCTGGTCTCACCATCAATCAACGCAATCTCTATACGTATTTCTTGGGACACAAGAAGAAACATGGCAACACACCATGTTTTGTTCCAAGATGTACAACGCAAGTCTCAAGGCTTGATCAATATCTTCAGGCATTGGTCAAGCTGGAGCAATACGGTTTAATACGCGTTGATCGAACCAGTGAGAACTACACAGGCTGGATCATGACGGAACCTAAATCTAAATGACGTAAGTATTTATACTTAATATTGTTCGCTATTCGCAAATAGCGAATACAAGCCAATACTTCAGTCATAGCCTCAATCCTGGGCATCACCGACGCCAACTAGGTGTATAAGTCCCAGGCATTCACTCACATCAAACCAACTCATGACCTACAAGAACGAATACGCCTGCGTCCAAGAAGCTTTGACTCTGCTGAAAGCAATCAGCGAACGCGAGTCGAAGCGTCACGAAATGGACCAGCACCTCACTCCAAGCATGCTCAGCCTGCTCGAAGACGAGATCATCCCACTGATCGAGAACGAGCTGGATGTGGACTATGCACCAGACGAGGTAGGCGAACCGCCTATCACGATGGCTGAGATCCACAACGCAGCTTGGAAAGAACATCAAGCTATGCACAGCTGATACCCCGAACCCCGGAGGGGGAGTACCAGGAGTTCTTCTAATTCTATTAGATAAACTTATGTGTTACTCCCCGTCCATGCCTTGACAACCCTGGTAGACTCAACACACTTACTCAACTCATCCCAATGACTAACAACACTCCTCGCATACCAGACTCCCTGGATATGCAAAGACTACAAGCCATGCAGCTCGTAGCCAAGATGAAAGAATCTGCAGAGAAACATGGTATTGGTTTCATCGGGGGCTTTATTGCCCCCAATGGAGAAAAGTTTGTTATGTCCAATATGAACGAAGAAGATTCCCAAGCATTGCTGCCGGAAGATCTCAAATGACTAAACGTTCACTCATCAGTTTTGATCGCACCATCCATGGTGTGAACATCACTGAACATGGAATTAAATCTGTGACCAAAGCGATTAAGCTTGGTCCCTTTCAACTCACACTCAACGCTAATCTCAATGGTGTCAAAGGATCCGTCAGTGTTCCTGGCACAGGAGTTAGCATTCCAAACATTAAATTAATCTAAAGATACTGGGCATCCGTAAGGTATAAGCCCCAGGTCTGTTCACTTACTCAACTCAAATCATGTCTGCTTACATCGACCAGCTCACTTTGTTTGATCGAATCAATCTTGCTGCCTGCGCACAGCGCAGAGCATCAGCAAATGTGTTGGATTCAACACGATTTGAAGGCGAGTTTAGTACAGCATTTCTGTGGACTAAGTACCGCCTGACCAAGACCCCTCACTATTCCTACATCGAAGACTGATGAACGTCCTTGCAATCGAACACACCTCATTCACTGACACTCATGTCACAGTTACAGCAGTTGTTGACGAAATGCGCTTGCTCTATCGGGCGACTGCTCTCGACCCTGAAGAGTGGGCTCCTGCATTGTGCACAGCAACTGTTGAACTGGATCCAGAGGAACCAATTCCTCTTGATGAAGATGGCTTCTGTGCCTATCTTGATCACATCGATCCTCAATGGCAACTCGTTGACACCTCTGACTACGAATGATTGGCTTCTCAATTGAATTCAAACGCTGGTACTTTGTACTGCGTGGTCCCAGGGGTAGGGTCTACCTAGCCACGGGCTTCATGAAGTAATCATTCCGTCCTGGACATGACGTTAAACTGTCCATTCCTTTTACCTATTCAACTCAATGCAATTCCAACTTCCCTCTAACCTACAAACCGAACTGCTTGCCTATGACCCAACACTTAAGGTGTTGGCTAAGCAAGCTAAGACCACACCGACTAAGAAAGCTAAATACCCACTAGGTAACATCCCCCATCTGATTCCACACAACGTCGTGCGTGAATCCGATCAACAAGCTGCGATTGATCACATCAATCAACAGTCAGCACCAGATCGCTATCGGGTATTTACCACGCCTGTGGACGTAGCAACCCCACAGGCCAGACTTAAAGTTATTGCCATCCTGTATCACTACGAACAGGTTTGGTATGCAGCATGGCTGCCTCCCAAGAAGCAAGCTGATGAATATGTGTATGGTCATGCATATGCATTCAAGAACACATCAGCTGCTGCCAAGACTGCACCGCATCATATCTGGAATAGCAAAGATAAATGTATTGAACATCCAGGTACTCGTGGTGTTCAGACATTTACTTATGCCATGAATATTGTCAAAGACGATATCACTGATAAGAATGACAGTGGTTGGCGTGCTTATCAGTGGCAAGCTTTTAATATCCACTGCCAGAAAGGACGTGCAATTCTTGAGCAATGTATACGTTCATTTGAAGCAAGCCTGAGGGAAGACCTGCCTCACTGGTCTGACTCTCGTGGATTGTTTGAACGTATCCGTTGCAAGAATGTATTTGATGCAGCAGAAATTCCGTCAATGATGTCTAAGTATCTTGACGAAGAACAAGGCTTGACTGTTGATAACTTACTTAATGCTGCGCGTAAATTCAATGAGCAGAATATAAATACATCAGCTACTTACTGCGCACTAATTACTATTGAACATATTATCTCTAAGCCTGCAATCAAGAAGCTGCTTCAAGTATCTCTTGATCAATGCACAAGTCATTACAACGATCCCAATAACACTGAGCGTAGACCAATCAGACAAGCTTGGAATACTTTTATTCAAGTCATTAACTCCATCGATTGGATTAATAACATCTGGCCTGATTGTCCACTTGATTACTATCAGACTTATTACACAGAACTTTGTTGCATCAAATTAAGTTACATCCGTACACGTAGCTTTGATACCAACTCATCTCAATTTGTTGAATGGTTGCGTGAACACATGCCAGTTGCATCGTTGTTCACAATGCTGCGTAAATATCTTGAGCAACAAGATGGACGCTGGATTGACTCTGATGTCGGCTATTCACGTGCTTCATTCCATGAACTGAATGATACATTCTCTATGGCAATCCGTATCCTTGTTAGTGGCAAGGAACTTGCACCACCCAAGCGTTGGCGCATTGCTGAGTTCCATGACTATGTACAAGCAGAGTCTTGGAAGATCCAGAATCCCAACGAAACCTTGCGTCAGGATCTATTCCCTGAACCGATTAAGGTCACACGCAATGACAAGACCTGGTCATTCTTTCAGCCTATTGACACACACCAGCTAGCCATGTGGGGCCAGGCCGTACGCAACTGCGTCGGCTCTGCATCACACTATGCTGAGGACATCAAGAAGCGTAAACACTTTGTTGTGCTATGCATGATTGATGGCAAGCCTACATTCACCATCCAGCTGGTGGTTGACATGGGCGTCATGTCTGTCAAGCAAATTGCTGGTGTTGCGAACCAGCGATTGACTGAGGACGAACGTGAAGCTTACACAGAAGCTTTCCGTGAGGTCTTGCAACTTCGGGAGAAGCAGCTACAATCTGCCTGAGCCCGCACGGTTTACCAGCCTTAGCCTCGATACTAGGGCTGGTTTCAATCATGACCGACTACACCGATGAACAACTACTTGCCATGGCTATGGCCAACATTGGCGAGTACATCACAGACAACTCACCGCACTACGTATTAGTTGATGATCCTCGCAATGAGGATGACTACGACACATGGGACTATGGCACTGAGCCATTGCCTCATGACCACACTTGGCACTCAACATCCATTGATGTAGAGGTAAGTCCAAGTCAGCCCGAGTAGCCCAGCGGAAGAGGCAAGCGACTTAAAATCGCTCAAGCGTGAGTTCGAATCTCACCTCGGGTACCAACCACTCACTCAATTCAAGTCATGCAAATCTTTGCTGCTTTCAAACATCTCATCCCTGAGTTCCATGCATTCAGCGATGACGACAATCGTTACAACCTTGGTGCTACATGGACAGACCCCAATGGTTTACGTGACTACCACAACCTAGAGCTGCGGTACGTCTACAACTCTGAGAAGCTTGCGATCCAGCAGGGGCAGCCACAACCGGATGGCTCCTGGCGCTACGTCGAACCTTGCGGGCGTGTTCACATCATGAGTGCTGAGCGTGCCAAGGCATTCATGGAACAGACCCAAGCCCATGCCACCATCATGTGCGGCATGTTGGATCGTATCAAAGACTCTGGTCTGATGGATCAGTTGGTAGACACATCAGCCCAGGCAGCCTAAACTTCATGCGGAATGTTTGGCCCCTGCACATGCGGGGGTCTTTTCTTCATGATCACACCACTTCAATCTGAAACAGTAACAGATGTCACTGAGTTAATTGCAGACTCAATCCCTGATCACGAATGGGATCGTGTTCGTCAAGCACTTGTTAAACGCATTGTAGATGACATGCCATCAGACATTATGCTGGCACTGACAAATTCACCTGATGACTTTGACTTTGCTGAGATGTTTCTTGATGCACATTACAAAGAAACTGGTATGACTCAGCTAATTGTTGATTCATTTAATCTCATTGGTTCTGAACAAACTGCTGACCTACTTGATTCACTAGACATTCAAGAAACTCATGGCATTTCAGAAGGCAATCCTTCCTGACTGTCCTCAATGCAATCAACCTGGACTCAGAGTTATTGAATCCAGACGAACTGGTTTATCTACCAGGCGTCGCAAGAAGTGCGACTGCTGTCACTACAGGATTACAACCCATGAAGTAACAGCAGACTTCTTTGAAGAAGCTAAGCGCAACCTCTATCTTGTTGAGCAGCTTTACAAACTCATGAACAATCAACCACTCACCTCAGATGGGGATGACTCCACCCCAAGTGTGAGTGCAACTAAATTCAAAGCACTCAACAAATGTGGCGACTGCCATCACAACAAAGATGGTTGCTATTGCGCATTTGATTTTCCTGAATACGACACTGCTGAGTCGTACGACTGCAATCACTTTCAACTCTTTAAATCCAAATGAGTACCAAGCGTCAGTACGATTACGTCATTGGTGATCGCGTAGCAGAACGTCCCAAAGCTCATGGGATCTTTGCTGTACGTTCTGAAACTAAAGAACGAATTCAACAGTACAGGAACCAGCGTTATGGCACCGTGGTTGGTATCAACCTTAAGCCAAACAAATCAGGTGCCAAGCTGAAGTTCCTATTGATCCGATGGGATCATCTCAAGACTCCAACAGAACATGCACAAATGCGTATCTGTCCTGCTGATGAACTGCTAAAGTTGCAGGCATCTGGTTATGGACAGGAGGTTGATTGATGAACGTAGATCTCACTTGGGTTACACCAAACGCAGAAGAACTCATCGTTAAGATGGCTCGGGTTTCTGCTCCAAGGAACCAAGACAACATGGACACAGCTCCACGGTTGTTGCGTTACCTCATTAAGCACAAGCACTGGTCACCATTTGAGATGGCTGGGATGTGCGTTGAGATTGAAACAACGCGTGCAATCTCACCACAAATTCTTCGTCATCGTTCATTCTCATTCCAGGAATTTAGCCAGCGCTATGCAGATACAAATGAGCTTGGCTCCGCAGTAATTCCACACCTGCGTAGGCAAGATCACAAGAACAGACAGAACAGTATCGATGATCTGTCTGCTGAAGAAATCGCTGGTTACTACAGACGCATCAGCGAACTGTATGAGAACTCTGAACATCTTTACCGTGAGATGGTCAGCAATGGCGTAGCAAAAGAATGTGCTCGCTCCATTCTGCCACTTTCGACACAGACAAGACTCTTCATGAATGGCACACTGCGTTCATGGATCCACTACCTCCAACTGCGTGAATCAAATGGAACTCAATTAGAGCATCGTGAGATTGCTCTATCTATCAAAAAGATTTTTTGTAAAGAGTTTCCGATTATTGGAGAGGCTATTTGGGGATGAAAACAATAGAAGTAAAGCTTTATCAACGCTTTAATCGTTGGATTGTTATTGATGCAACACCTGTAATAAAACGATACGGCACTAAACATGGGAATGGCAAAGGCAGACCTGTCCGTAGTTTTTTATGTAGGTGTGATTGTGGCACTGAACGCATCGTAAGAGGTGATTATTTGCATAGAGAAACAAGCAAAAGCTGCGGCTGTCTTACTAAAGAAGTTGCACGCATTAAAGGTAAAAAACAAAAGACAAAAGAGTCTTATCATAATTTATTATTTTGTACTACAAAATCAAGCGCTAAACAAAGATGTTTATTTTTTGATCTTACAAAAGAAGAGCATTTATTTTTAATAGAACAATCGTGTTTTTATTGTGGGTCTATGCCTATCATGCCTACAACCAAACAAGCAAAGCGAACGGGCATACCATTTCCTCATCATGGAATAGATCGCAAAGATTCAGAAATTGGTTATACAAAATTTAATTGTGTTTCATGTTGTAGCATATGCAACTATATGAAACACACATTGACAATTGAACAGTTTATTTCTCAGTGTCATTTAATTATTCAGAATATGACTCAGGAACCCAATTTGAACACAGACAAATTGCAGAAGCAATCAAAAGAATCTTCTGTGAAGAATTCCCCGTCATCGGAGAAGCAGTCTTCACAGAAGATTGATGAGCTAGACAAGTGGCGATCAGAAGGTCGCGGCGCTTTGTTTTTTTAATTCAGTAGTGGCATGCTTAGACTCAACATCCTTGCGTGCCAGCTTCTTTCGTTTGTCTACCAGGTAAACGATCAGTGCTTTGTTCATTTGATTTGACCTCCGGTAACAAAAGGAAAGTAACAGTGGTTACGGTATTTCAAGCACAGCCATGGACGGTGGGCTAAGTTCCACCATGCCTTGTCTTTCTGGGCTTGGTCCTCTTGGTTGTACTTGCAACCGCGATACGTTAAAGTCATATGCTTTGTATCTATTGATACGGAAAGTATATGACGATTGATGTATATGATGTCGTTCATCCTGTAACATATCTGCAAGAGGGTGTGACCTCACGGTGATCAACCCGCAAGGTCATTCAGTTACCAACCAGAGGAAGCAGCAGAAACTCTGATTCCCTCGGGGCTGACGCTGCTCTTCTACGCCCCACACCATTATGGACCTGGGAAGTTTTAAATGACAAAAACACAATTGATTCTTCCTGATCAAAAAGAATTAAAATCTTTATTTGATTATGATCCTGAAACTGGAATCCTTTTAAGACGTACAAACATCGGAGGCAATCAACCTGGTTCTCCAGTTGGTTCTTTAACAAGCGCCGGTTATTTGCGCGTAGGTATTAAAGGGAAACAATATAAAGTTCATCGCATTATTTGGAAAATAATGACGGGCGACGATCCAAAAGATCTTGATATAGATCACATTAATAGAAATAAAACAGATAATCGTTTTTGTAATTTACGTCTTGTATGTCGTGCAAAAAATAAATTAAATCATGGCGGTTATAAAAGACAAGACACAAATTTACCTACAGGTATTTATTGGTATTCGGAAAGAAATAGGTATAAAGTATACGGCTGTAAAAAAAGTAAAAATATTTATTTAGGTAGTTGCAAAAACTTGTGTGATGCAATAGCATTGCGCCGTGCCTGGGATGCACGTTAAAACTCATCCATAAGTAAAACTTATTACTTAACTCAACTCAACCATGAAACTCCTCAAGTTTTCTACAGGTAACGGCAAGCTACGTAATCGTTTGATCTTTAGCCTGCCAGCTGGTTACTCCTGTCCACACGCTGGTGTCTGCAAGACCTTTGCTGATCGCACCACTGGTGCCATCACTGATCTGCCTCAGTACACAGGTGTGACAGCAGAACGTGACTTCCGTTGCTTTGCTGCAATGTCAGAAGTCAGGCCCAACGTTCGTGAAGCACGCTGGCATAACTGGGATCTTCTACGTGAAACCATTCATATGAACGGGAATCAGGCCATGCTGCTGCGTGATCTGATTGACCTATCACTCCTCATGCATCCGCCAAAGAATCTGGTTCGTATCCATGAGTCAGGTGACTTCTGGACTGAGAACTACATGAAGGCTTGGATGATGGTTGCACAAGGCAGACCTGAACAAAAGTTCTATGCCTACACCAAGTCCCTTGGTATGTGGTACAACTTGCGTGAAATAATTCCATCCAACTTCTATCTCACTGCATCCCACGGTGGCACACTCGATTCTTGCTCGATAAGTAT